TTCTTTAGTGTTGACATCTACTCACCCCCTACCATGACAGATTAATGCAGCCAGCAGAGTATTCTCCGGACAGAACCGGTGCCGACGGCTGCACGTCGCCTGAAGCGACAAGGGATCCGGTACCGCTAAGAATCACGTCACCGAGCACCTCGACAAGACCGTCGGCTGTCAGATCTCCTGAGCCCACCAACGCAGCTGCTCCTTGAACTTCTACCATTCCATCAGCATCCAGAAAGCCACTACCATCAAGAATGGCTACTGCCACAATTTCCAGTAACGCTGCAGCTGTAAGCTCTGAACTACCCTGAAGGACTACCTCACCCAGCACTTCCAAGATAGCAGCCGCATTGATATCTCCTGATCCGGTCATTGTTACGGAACCAGTGAGGGTTTGACTTGCCGACTCTTCAGTGCCTATGCTATGCAGGTCATGGCGAACCATGTCTGCGTGTTCAATCTCAGCCCAATCAGCCGTTCCATGCGATAGCTTGACACGTACCTCGTCAATAACACCTGGGAAATAATCATTTACGCTCCCATTATACGAACGAGAACCAATATTGAATGCGTCAGAGGATGTGCCAGAAAATGAAAAAGTTCCTGCTGTTGCTGCACTAACACCATCAGTATAGCCATACAGTGTCGATGAAATAGTAAACCCGCAGGTATGGTGGAACCTTGAGTCGTTGCAGGATGACATGTCATTGCCAGTTAGATACTTGCTCCCGTTCGCAAATGAATGGGTCCTGTTACTGCCGCCCCAATATGAGTCTAGGTACAACTTGTGATTGGAAGCATCGTTCTCACCACAATAGCCACCTACGTCATCTGATGGCCATGAGTTGAACTTGAAAAGTGCCGACATTGTGACTGCCGAAACTCCCGATGGATAATAGTTAGAATCTGCAACATCTCCTACTTCACTATACTCATGTCCTTTTCCGTTATGAGAATCAACAATGGTTGCTCCATTGTCCGTTAACGTGTGGTTGCCGGTTGCATCGGTAAGCGTGATCCCCATGTGACAGACCAGCTCGTAGTCCGCCCAGACCGTGGCTGGAGCTGATGCGTCCGTCGCTGATGAGTACCCATAGTACAAGTAGATATCCGTGGCGGCTGATGATGATACGGACGGTACGAGAACAAAGAACATAGGCGAATAGGGCTCGCTTGACTTCGAGAACTCAGCCCGTTCATGGAACCGCAAGGTCGTCTCGTCGGAAGCCGTGAACCGGAAATCATACCCTGTGGACTCGACCTTGCTGAAATCGAACTCATATCCCATGAACTGCCAGTCATCCTGCCAGTCTGTAGTGGTACCAGGTTCCTTTGATGTAGAAGCCGTCAGGCACTTGTAATAGGATCCATCATTCTTGACAATGTCGCCAACTGAATAGGAGCCACTGCCGGACCATGCATTCTTGCTGCTGTCATAATAGAGCTTGACCAGCATCGGAAAATCCGTAAGCGTCGAGTCCACCTTTGCATGGTCAATGGTTATCTTCCGTCTGTATCCATAGTTCGTCAACCATGCCATCTAGCTCACCTCCACCTACAGGGTCACAGGCTTGATATCCTTCACCCCATCAGTCTCTTTCACAAACCACCGGGCTGCAATCATGTTGGCTGCATCACTCGGATCCTGTTTGTAGCCGTCCACCACAATGTAATCATCACCTTCCAGAACCACCTTGCCATTCACCGCCACCAGTTCTGCATCGTACTTTCTGGCCAGCCAGTGGACCTCGCTAATGGAAGGAGTCGGTTCATTGTTCTTATACCAGGCTTCCTCGGTTGGCAGCCCTTCATCTACTACATAGAAAAAAACCGCTCGGTCAACGGCGGTCACTTCTCCTGTTTCCAAAAAAGACTGGCGATACAGTTTAAGGCTCACCCCATCCGGCGTAGCCAGTAAAGTATCCTCCTCCTTGATCAGTGTCTTCACCCAGCTGCGGCCCAGCAGGTCCGCTTGCAATTCTGCTTTATTCATATCGTTCCTCCTTAACTACAGAAAAAAGGGATAGCATAGCCATCCCTTAAGTCAGTTGGATATCCAGGTCGGCAGCCGGGAGTTTGAACGTGTCCCCGGCATTCACAGTCTTAGAGGCTGTGAGAGGTCCGGCCCAAATGACATTCCCGGCGGATACAGCATCCATTAGGCAGACGTGCGTGACTGTACAGGCCGGCATACTAGCGAACGAGATATCCGCACTGTTGGATGTTGCTTCTGCTGCCGGTGCATCGAACGCCGCAGACTGTCTGGCATAGGACCCACCGGTGACCTCGTTGGCCGCCGTCTCTCCCGGATCCGCTGTGTGCAGCGATACATAGATCGTGGTCGGGTGAGTGAAATCCGTGTTGCGAAGAAGCTTGTTGATAATCTGGTGACTAATTGCAGCAATAAAACCCATAGTATTTCCTCCTTAAACTCTCTTAACACCTACCAGCAAGGGAACCTTCTTGAAGCTCCTCTTATATACTGGCCTACCATCGTTGTGAAAATAACACTGTGTACTGGATCCCCCATCCAGGAACAGCCATTCCGTATGCTTGAATCCCTGGGATGCCATCTGATCCTCGAAGTCAGGTAGCATGTAGGCTACCCCCGGTTTTGTTGTGACCATGTAGACTGTGCCGTCCTTGAATGCCATCGCAGTCCTGGGACGTCTTTCGCCTTCCGGAACCGATGGACCAACTTCCTCATACTTACGGATAGTCGCATCAGAGCTGAACCCGCCGATTGCCCAAAGCATCTCCTTGTACCTTTGGTGATGGGTTATGTCCTGCACAGCTTGAATCTTAACAGTGCCGTCCGGATATGCGACCATACAGGCTCTGGATGGTCTCCATGAAACACCGGCATAGAAGAGTGTTCCTCGATCAAAAGCTACTCCAAGGAGATTATCTCCACTAAAAAAGCACCCGTTGATTCCATCGAATCCAGGTGCATCCCATGTGGTTGTGTATTTCCTGAGCAAATATATGTCATGAGGCCGTGCTGCCTTGATGATGAGTCCTCCCTGGGTGTATGCTGGTTTCGGCTTGTAGGCGGCTGGCCAGCCTATCTCAAAGTCGTCGATCGGGAACCTGGTACCAGGACAGGTCTTGTCCGCGTAGCGGTTGTGCCCGGAGATCTTCTTGATCGGGTAGATTGTCCGCAGCCACTCAATGAGCTCACGCAGTTTCTCCAGGAGTTTCTCAGGGACCAAATCTTTGTCATAGTTTCCTACCACGCAGATACCAATCGTGTTGTTGTGATCGGTGGTGTGCGCGCCCTGGTACTTCATGGGCCGACCCACTAGAATTACCACCTCATCGTCTACCATCTCAATTAAGAAATGGTACCCGACCTCACCCCATCCGTTCTCGTGGATGTGATACCTCCTGATGCCCTTGTAGTCCAGAACTTGGACATCGTCGGTCAAACTGTGATGTAGGATGATTTCCTCCATCGGGTGCTTCATCTCGTACATATCATTCGTCCTTCCTGGGTTGCTTGATCATCTGGTTGCCGTAGACAGCAGCACCGGCAATCAAGACACCCTGAACGAAGCTTGTCATGAGCCCCTGTGCAGACCAGGCCACCATGATGCCGACATAGAGCATAGTCAGCACCACTGACATCACCCCTAGCAAGAGTGGGATCATGCGGTCGTCGAAAGCCCTCGCTTGTTTCAGGAAGTAGCCGATCACGTTCATGACAGCCACCAGTATCAACAGTTCTTCTCTGATGTAGTCCATCGTTATCTCCTTTCAATCAAATACTTGTGCATCTCTTCTCGCCGTTCAGTTACACGGCCATTGGCACCTAGCTGTTCCAGGCCATCCATAATGACCAGGTCATTCTTCAGCATCTCGTTTTCTGTGTCATACGACCGGTTCACTTTCTTTTCTATTCTCTTGATGTCGTTAGCCATCTTATCCGAGTCGCAACGCTTCGATTTGCGGATCATCTTATCCACCTCTTTGTCACGACCTCGCCTACGATATACCTTGTCGACAATGAGGGCTGATGTCACTGCTACGGACACTCCTGTTACTATCGATTGAATGTCTATATTCATGCCGCCCTCCTATACCAGTTCCAGTATTTCGTAGGTGACATTAGGCTCGGTTCCTAACAGACTTGAGTTATGGGCAACGAGCCGGAGGGTCGTGCTATCCACGAAACTGTAAGTCACAGTCGAGGAATAGAGGTCGGGGTTCGAGTCCTCATGAATATTGGCGTAATGGAAAAACGCATTCACGAGACACTTACTGGTATTCACAGCATTGATTGTCACATCACTAGGTGTTCCGTTATCGTCAATATTCTCTACCAGTCCTGTTTGTTTGCTCTTCACCGCGCTAGGCTCGAACTCAAGAACCAAAGCCTGTCCTGCAGGTGTTCCATTGCCATCCAGATAAACCGACGTAGCACTCAGTATCTTTGGTGAATCGAATGAAGCATTCTCAACAGCTCGAAAACTTAACATGAGAATAATCGAATTCCCAGGGATAATCGTATTGATTGTATAGGTCGTTGTTCCGGAAACAATATCCACAACCTGAATGCTCCGGATGCTACCTAATGCCCTCGATCCCACTCCATCAGGAACAAATCGGTTAATGTCTATACCGCTCATTATGCATACACCACCGTTCTACTTGATGTCAGGACTACCCCCGCCGAGTTATAGGTGAGCGAGTATGTATCAGTCCTATAGACTGTGGTACCATCGCTCAGATAATATCTTTCAACAATCGTCTGGTAGTAGTTGTTGGCATCTACATTTGAATAATTTCGGTCCAACGCTAGGGTTGCATCAGCTCGGTCATATTCAATCTCCGTTGCCCTACCAATCGCGTCTTGGGTGATTACTGTACGTTCATACCTGTTCAGATCGTTCTCATCTTCAAACGTCTGCTGTCCAAGCGACTTTGCAAATCCGCAGAGCGACTCGTCACCCCGTTCATCAGTAATATTGGCGTTTACGATGGTCGTGAATCCATTAGCCACCGCCACCTGAGCCAAAGCTAGTTCATACTTGGATGCGTCCCGAGTAAGACTTGGTACCGAGGGTGAAGCAGCAGCTGTTCCCTTCAGGACAGCCATCTCGATCTTCCGGTTCGTATAATCGATCCTGGCTACGACCCGATCAATCCGTGGATTCCCGGCAGAGTTGTCATCGATGGTGAGTGTCTCTGCTGCATCAACCTGGTACATGCCACCCTGGATAGCAGCAAATCCTGTGTTCACTTTGACTGTCTTTGCTGGCGTATCGCTTTCTGTTACTTTGCACTCATTGTCAATCAGGGCGAGTACCCCATCCCCTATAACCTTCTTCATGTAATTCCGCAGTGTGGAAGCATTGTACTGCCGGTCTCCGGCGGTCGAATTGAAAAATCCTCCCCAGTTCGTTAAATCTGCCATGTTTTTCCCTCCTCAATTCACCATGTCAGCAATCACCTTGGCCAGGGTCCGCTGCGGCGTTCCGAATGTAACCTGTATATCTCTCTTGTCACCATTCCTGGTTTCTTCCACCTCTGTGATTTGCACCGTGTACTCCGTGCCCTTGAATACCACCGTGACCAAGTCTCCTAGGTCGAAGTCGTCCGGATACTGGAAGGGGTTACCCGCCAGACGGATTGTCCCCTGGATGGATTCCACTTTATAGTATTTCCCCTGCAATTCCTGATCAGCACGGTCCGAGAGCTGGTCAGACGTCGTGAGCTTGGAATCGGTAACGCTGATCTCCCTCCTGGAAAGGCCAGATGCGGATCCATATTCTCCCGATACCCCGTCGCCGTTCATGTAAACCACATTCCGGTAATTACTGAGTGATACATGCCGGCTCATCTCCAAGATGTTGAAGAAATCTTCAGTGAACTGGACATCGTCCGATCGGTCCACCCCGACGATGATGTCGTACCTGATCTTGGTGTTCGCGAGATCCAGGCTAATCTTGTGTCCATAGTCATCGATGGACAAGACCGGTTCCACCAGTCTGTCCAGTCTCTGATCTTTTTCCGATTCAGGAATCGTCTGAGCAGTGCCACGCGTCTGATCAGTCGCGATTGACAGGATGGAAATGTTTCTATCCGTATCCGTTGCAGACACCATCAGCTCATCGATGAAGTCCTTGACGATGGATTCAGTTCTTGATACCTGCTCCGTCGCAGCGAAAGTGTTCAGCTCATCATTGAGCGACCGGAACTCCGCGTCGCGCCAAGCCTTGACCCGGCTGATACTCGATACCCGGACCTCTTCCATGATTCCATCGTAGAAGCGCTCAGCTGTACCAGGACGACCGAGACGCAGGTCCGTGTCATAGTTGCTTGTTACGGATGCCGAGCTGCTGTCTTCGGTCACTGGTGTGCCATCAGTGGCCTGTACGGCGATATCCGCACTCGTGGTCATGTTCTCGCCGGTCATGAAGAAGGCTGCGTAGTTGACCGTGTCAGAAAAACTTACCGAAGCCTCGTCTGTGGATCCATCCGCCTCGTTGTATGCGGTCAGCGTGTCTGCTGTTGAATAATGGAATCCAAGATGTCTCTCGTCCGTAGTACCAAATCCATTACCTCCTACATCACCTTCCCAGAACATCATGTGCGAAAGGCTCGTGTCATCAGCCTTACCGAACATCATGAGTGTGAGTGCCGTGAATGTCTTGGTTTCCAGGTTGGTCTGGATGTAGTCATCCGCTCCATCGAAGCTCCTGGCGTCACCGTTCTTTCCGGAAGTGGCAGTAGTACCGTTGTTGGTGAGCGTCACACCGTTGCCGGTACTGTCGACCAGGCTGCTACCCATATGAGATACCAGCTCGTAGTCAGCATCCCAGACATTGGCCGCGTCCACCTGATCCGCAGCTGATGCATATTCGAAGTACATATACAGCTCAGTGTTGGCCAGTGATGAGACCGATGGCACCTTGACGTGAAATACTGCCTTCTCCCCTGTATCGTCATATTTCTCGCGTTCGAACTTGAGCGGTGTCGTGTCGTCACTGGCCACGAAGATGACGTCATATCCGTCTAAACGCGCCTTCGTGAAATCAAAGTTTGTGCTGTTCAGGATGACCGTAAGCGGAAAGTCTGCAAGACCTGCATCGATCTTCGTGTAATCCACCGTGATTTTCTTTCGGTATAGATAGTTCCCGTTATACCAGCTCATACTGGATCACCCACCCTCATTACGTCACCTGCTTGATCCTGTACGCAAGGATACCCAACAACCCGGTACCTTTCGCTATGATCACATTGCCCTTCTTGTCTTGAGAGTCATCAATGTCTACGATGATTCCGCAGGTATCATCATCAAGGGCCACGATACGTTCCTCCTGCAGGAGACCTTGTGCTGCAGCATTACTGACGGTTATCTCGAAGCTACCAGCGCCCCGAAGTTCTCTCTTGAATCTACATTTATAATCTGTAATCACACCCAGCTGAGTCAAGGTTTGATCATACACCCTTATCATGCGATCACCCCACTGTAAGGAGATAGCCATTTACGCCGGTACTTCAGTAGCGCAGTGGTCCTTGAAGTGTCATCGCTTGAGTACTTAATTTCATTGATACCGCGCCTGAGCGTGATCCCGAAATCATTGAAAGTGGGATCCACATACTTGAACGCATTCTCCTCAACTCCACTGGATACGATGACAAGCCTTGGATTTCTATAATCCGTGTTCATAATAATCTGATCCCCGGCTGCCAGTGTCTTGTTGAGTTTCAGCTTCTCACCATAGGTCAGGTTCTCGATGACTGGATTCGTCGACAAACCTTCGAACTCGATGATGATTGGTGTCGACACGTCTCCGGTGTTGTTAATCTCCACGCCACCATCTGATACCTGACCAAACTCGAAGGTATCTGAGAACTCAATCGGAAACTCGAAAAGATCCACCTGGGATTCCAAAAGTACCGAAATCTCCTCCTGATCCTGCCAAAGCGGTTCCGGCAGCATGAAGGTCACCATTGATCTCTGGAAGCGGCTTGTGCGGTTTTCTGGATCCGATGCATGGGATGGTCCCTTCCTCAGATAAGCCTCAATTTCCTTGGGCACCAGGCCGGTTCTTGAATACTGGAGCTTGAACATTTCCAGGTTGTCCACCGAAAGGTACTCCCCATCAAAGAACCGGCATAGAGCAGCCCTCTTGCTAAGATATGATGTTTCTGTCGTACCGGTGATCCCGATTGTTATCCCCCAGAGTTTAGAGCCCAGGGTCTTCTGGGTCACACTGATGCCCCTTTGCAAGTAGCCTTTGCTTGTGACTATGTTATATTCGAGTCCGCCGACATCCCCGAAGTTCAGAAGGCGGTACTCGTTCTGCGGCATGAGGTCTAATTCATCCCCGTAAGGATTGATGATTTTAAGTTCTTTGCTCATGATCTACAACCCCAATTCATACGCAAGGTCCATATTCCCTTGCTTATTAATGTTCGCCATTTCATCCTCATCGACAGTCGTCTTGATGTCGTAATACTGGTTGACGGTCATAACCTTGCTTTCCTTCTCAGCCATTGGGTTGTTTTCAACCTCTTTCAATGCGTTCAGCATGTCAGCTGTAATGTCAGCACTTGAGATATCCCCTTTTTCCGCAAGAGTCTTCTCGAGTTTTGCCATGATCTCGGCATTCACAAGTTCATTAAGCGTGATTCCTCTGTCACCGGGATCCTCTTCCTCATCATCTGTAGATTTGCCCGTCCCAGAGGAGCTACCAGTACTACCGCCAAATGATGGCATATACGAACTACCACCTCCGGATCCACTGTATCCGCCAGTTGGAATAGAGTCATCAGGTTCAGCTGTCGGATCATATCCCGATCCCCATGCGCCAATTTCCTGTTTACCAGGCTTGTCTTCTTGAACAAGTTCTACTTCCTCAAATTCGTCCATTGGTTCAATACCGTGCTGTGCCCTTACCTTGTTGATTTCCCTAATGATCACGTTTACGAACCGAATCATGCTGTTGATCCCATTCTCAATGATCCGCAGGATGGAATCCCAGACAGCGCGTCCGATTTCCTTCACAGCTTCCCAGGCTTCTCCCCACTGCCCAGTGATTACAGCTTTGATGATTTTGAATATCTGCTCTATAATTGTGGCGAAGTTTCTCAGCTGCGCCATCATGGTGACCAGATGGCCGGCTACTATATCGTCAATGAGGTCCCAGCCCCATGAAAAGAAATCTACAATGGTCTGGACTACAAATCCAATACTGTCCCCAATGTCCTGCCAGAGAGCAATCACATTGCTCCTGAACTCATCATTCGTCTGGAACAAGTTAATGACGCCTAGGACCAGTGCAGCGATTACAGCCACAACCAATCCTATCGGACCGGTCATGAGCTTGAATGCGGCTCCAACCAGTTTAAGTTTCCCTGGTAAACCGCTCGCAATCGACAGCACCTTTGAGAGCCCCATAAGAACCGGACCGATGGACGCTGCAAACATGGCCAGCTTCACGATCATCTTCTTGGTCTCTTCATCCAAATTGGAAATCGCCTGGATCTTCTCGTTTATGGCTGTCACTATCTCAGTAAACTTTGGTAGCAGAATCTCTCCGAACGTGGCTGCTAATTCCTTCAGGGATTCAGTGAACACCCGCATCTGGTTGGCAGCTCCACCACCAGTCCTTTCGAAGTCTCCATGAGCGTTCGAACTCAGATCCATAATGTAGGCATACCTGAGCTGCACCAGCTCGGCCTGGGTCATTTCCTTAGTTGTCTTGTTGATACCGTTGGCCAGAGAAAACGCGTCCAGGTTAGCCTGGGTCATAACATAACCCAGTTTTTTAAGTGATTCTGTCTCTCCAGTGAATATGCCCACTGCTGCGGTCTGGGCTTCATCAAGGCTGATATTCTTAAATGATGCCCAATCTCCAGCCAGTCCCACCAGCGACATGCTCATGTCCGTTGCTGCATCAATTGGTAACTTCATGCTGGTTGCCATGTCACCAAACATCGCAGCCATATCTAAAGAACTGCCTTTCGCTATACCGAATGACTTGAGAGTAGTATTGCTCCACTCTTTCACCTTGTCGGAATTCTTGCCAAACGCCACCTCCACTTTGTTCATGGATTCCTGCATATCTGAGGCATATTTGATTGAGGCTATCCCCGCACCAAGAATTGGCATAGTGAGATGAGTCGTGAAAGCACGTCCCATATCTGCTAGGCTTCGGCTCCACTTCTTCATCTTGCGCTGCAGAGTTTGAAATTTCTTCTCCAGGTCACTGAAATCAGCACCTGCCCTGAGCATTAGGTTCCGTACAATAGGCATCTACTCACCTCCCAGCACCACATTAAGCTTCTTAACCTGTTCGAACATTTGCTCGTCTGTCATCTCTACTCGCTGTCGTTTCATGCAAAGCAGCTTGTCTAATTCCTCTGGTTTTTCTCCGTTTATCCAAGCAGCTGTCCAATGCGCATGTTTATACAACAGAATCGTTTCAGAATCTTTTCTTCTAAGTACGCCATCAGAATAAGCATCCAACTCCCTTGGCGTGAGATCTAACACCTCATCAGGTTTTAGGCCAACAAAAGCCGCGTTCTCAATGACGCGGCTCAGGTCTATCTTTTCCCTTTTTTTCGTTGCTGACCTGGAGGCTTTTTTCCGGATGTTCCCATGCTCTTCATTGCAGCATCCATCGCCTCTGTCACCTTTATCATGAGGTCATCCAAACTCACATCATCGTCGTCCAATAAGTCCATCACATCATCCACTGACAAAGACTTCTCTTCGTGGATCAGGCCCGCCCAGATAAAAGTAACAATCTGCTTGATTGAAACGTTAGAGAAATCGATTCCAGCAATACTACATCCCAGCTCATCCTCAATTCGCGAAAGGGCTTTGAGGGAATACCGCAGGTTCCTCGTCTTGTCTAGCTTGATAGGCACATAATTTTTCATATCACATCACCTATACAGTTGCAGCCAAAGTCGGCTTACCACTGACTTTGATCTTTGCTTCCATTCCCACTGCTCCTTCGAGTTCAGCTTGAGTGGTCGCATAAGACGTAACAATTCCGTTGAAGCTCCATGTGTAACCGATTGCTGTTGGAAACACAATTGCGAATGCCGTTACAGCACCACTCTCCAGAGCTGCTTGTAGGGCATTCTGCCCATCAGTATCCGTTGGCACCAAGATACCTGAAATTGGGACCTCTCCTCCATCCTTCAATCCAGCCATATACTCCTTGTATTCGTCCGCGCTGTCGTGGGTGGTCACATCGACTACCCCTCTTGTGATATTGATGCCGCCAATGCTTTTCAGCTTCGCCACAGCATTCGCTGCAATTTTTAGTACTGTTCCAAAAGAACTACTCATCTGTTTCGCCTCCTAGTAAAATACGGTGAACTCAATCACCTTCCTATACAGTCCAACTTGTTCTTCATACATCTCCGGGTTATAATCCTCGAATTCCAGATTCTGGATAAAAGGACCGGATCCGCCGACTTGCTTATGTACAATACTTGTCACCTTCGTCTCAACCAGGGCACCTACTGTCTGCAGCTCCGTGTAACTCTTACATAGAAGGTCCAACGTACACCGTTGCGCTCCGTAATCTTCATACCCGTCATGAGTACGATCTTCCTGTCTATCACCGATCTCATAAATCATATAGGGTGGCTTAATTCTCGGTGTAGCATGTAGAGGACAAACCCGGTTATTCAGTTTTGTTATGGTCAGCAGTTCGACGACCATGCCTTCTTCGAAATTCATGCAACCACCTACTTCTTCGCTGCCAGCTTATCGAGCTTGGCCAACAACTTTTCGAATACTTTTGCAGCAATGGCATCAGCATTGTTATCTAGGGCATTACGCAGGAAATGTGTTCCAGGAACCTTTTTACCGTTCTTGGTGATGAAACCAAACTCCATTGATGACGGGTAATAGGCGTCCTTCTTCTTACCTTTCTTCCTGAAGATATCGGTCATCTTCGGATCCATCATTACGTCATAGACCTTTTTTCCCCTGGTTCGTTTGCGTTCGCCCTTGAGTATGATTCCCTTCTTCAGGTTTCCGGATGTGTCTGGTCCTCCAGGAGCATTATCCTGGGCTGCCTTCAAAGCAATCATAGCTCCAGCTCTGGCAGAGGGAGTGACCACCTTTTCAGGGAATTCTCCGATTTCCTTGACCAGAGCTTCAAACTCCTCCATGCCCTCAAACTTGAACTGGACACTCATTGCTCCTGCACCTCCCTGGCGAGGATCTGGGTCTCCCGTCTGGCACCGTCGACCGGATTCAATCGGAGAATCTCGTAGGTCTTACCGCCATAGCTGATGCGCATATCCTCATCGATGTCAGTTCGGTGGCGGATAGTGAACAGCACCTCCACCTCAGAGTTAACCTTCTGAGCCGCATAGAACCTGCCACCTCCAGTAGTAGTCACCGAGGCCCATACCGTCTTCAAATCAGACCATTCCGGGATCTGCTCATTGTATGAGTTTGGCGTATCGCTGCTGTCGTACAGGATTGTGATCCGTCGATTCAGTTCTCCTGCTTTCATCAATTCCACCACCGATCACGGTGCTGGCTGAGTAATGCATGGACTGAAAACTCGATTTCTTTGGTGATTGTGCCGACCATGACCGCTTCACGGTTCTCGTACCAGTGCCCGATCAACAAATGGATCGCTTGTTTCACTGTCTCTGGGACTGTGCTGCCGACCGCATAATTGATCTTGATCGGGTTTACAGGATAAAGCATGACACTTGGCCAGCTGCCACTGTAAGGGAGGACCACATGGCCGCCCTCAATGTCGTCCAGGTAATCCGTCCCCTCGCTCATGCTGTGGTCCACTCCATCAGAATCCTTGTATGCCACGGAGCTGATTGCGGTCACAGGTTGATGTGGCAGTCGAATAAAATTCTCTAACGGAAAACTATACAGATAGTGCTCCAGCGTTTTCTCCACGAATGACCGGCCGGTCCATCCCTCACAGTATTCCCTGGCCGCTTTGATCATTCTGGTGATCAGGGCGTCGTCATCGTCAAAGTCGACTCTGAGCTGCAGTTTCGATTCTTCCAGGTTGATCGGTTCGATTGCCGATTCTGTCTTTACGACTACCATTTTTCATCACCTACTCTTCGTCTGCACCAGGCCCCTTGTCGCCGCCCTCATCAGGATTCGCGTTCTCAGCCAGAAAATTCTCAATCAGTTCCTGAAGTTCAGGCTTTTTGATCTTGCTGCCATACTCCAACTCCAGGCCATCGGCCAACCCTTTCAGCTGTGGAACGGTCATGTCCTTAAGTTCGTTTGGCGGCTCTTTATCGGGAAGTAGCTCCAATGCTTCGGCATACTTGCCCTCTACCATCTGCTTTGCTTCCTCTTCAGGTACATCGAGCTCTTCCCCCACTGCGAAATTACCCAAGGGACTGGCATATCTGGATAAAAGCTTAATTCTCATAGATTACTCCTTTCTAAACAGCGCTAAGCGCCACACCTTCATTGCGTGCAATCGCCCACTCATCATGGTCCTTGTAGACCAGATCGATGCTATCTTCTGCTGTATCGAAAGTCATGGTATTGTTCGTGCCGTCCACACTCGTGCCCGCAGCGCAGGTGACTACGACCGTGCCGCTAGTTATGCTAGCCAGGCGAATCGTCGCTTTCGCTCCAGGCTGCGGAGAACCGAGTACTAGATCAGCAATCCCTGTACCACCGGCAATGATGCTCAGGCCGTTCACAAGACAATTCTTTTCGGTACCGTCTGTTTCTCTTACAAATAGATTCATCTTCTTAACTCCTTAAAAGGGGAGCCCCGAAGGGCTCCCAACAATCATTATGCAAGTTTCACGCGACTGAACGCCTCTTCAAGGACCGGCATGCCATCACCGAAGTAGCCGACCAAGTAGCCGATCTGGTTGTTAATTGCATACAGTTCTTTGAGCACTTTTAGCTCAAGCACATCTGCATCACAGAACCAGTAGTGTTTGAAATCACCAAACATAGCAACGTACTGACCAGTGGTGAAAGTGTTAGGCGCGTACTCGGACATATACACAGGTGCTCCCAAAAGTCTGTCAGGCTGTCCATTCACAACTGATCCCTGCCAGATGTATTGTCCGTCAGCGTCTTTGATTTTCGCGAGCATCTTGGCCAAGTCACGGTGCAGCACCCAAGAAGCTTTGTTCATGTACTGCTGTTTCACGTTGTACTTCGCGTTCTGCAGACCATCAAAGGTTACCGCAGAGGTAGTGTTACCGTCAGAGATATCCCTACCGGTGGAGATTCCACTTGCGCTTGCGGTGAAGACGCCCAATGGTTTAGCAGAACCATCACCGTTCATATAGCCGTTCTCCTGAGATGTGTTGATGCGTAACTCCATCTCTTCCTTGACAACACCTGCTGCCATAGGAGCGTGACGAACCAAAGTATCGCTCACTTTGATAAGTTTTCCCATTCTGTATGGCTTGAATTCTCTGCGACCGAAATCGAGAGCGGTTTCTTCAGGCGCTGCAGCCACTTCGGCAACCCAGCTAGCATCAGTCGCAGACGTCTTGCGGTAAGGGAAGCCCAATGACTGAGCTGCACCGATCGGCCCAACTTTGCGACAAATCTGTCTCATGAACAAGATGTCATCCAACCCTTTGATCAGTTCCTCGACAAATTCCATCGGTGCAGTCAATGAGCCGGCAGTCGCATCGGTTCCGAGATCCAGCGCGTTCCTGTATTCAGCGATGTCTTTCGCCTCACCGTACAGAGCCTTCGCGAACAGATCCATTGACTCAGATTTTTTCTGAGTAGGAGCTGTTTCCTTGGCTTCACCGATAGTTCTCTCCCTGGCCAGCTGCTTCTCTTCATTGAGAATCTGCTCCGTCAGCTCGTCGAAACGGGCCTCCATCTTGGTCATCTCTTCTTTCTTCTCGCCAGGCATCGCCTTGTCCATATACTCATCGACAATGGTTCTGATCTTCCCTGTCAGGTTTGCGCGTTCTTGTTTCTTTGCTAAAACCTCTTTTGCTGGCATATTTAACACTCTCCTTCGTAATTGCTGATTTTCTTTCTCAGCGAACTCAAATAGCTACGTTGTTCTTTCATATCTGATACCGGCTGGCTTTCGCCCCGGTCATCGTCATCCAATTTACCCTTCGGATCTTCTGGAGTTGGTTCCTCTGGTGGTTTAACCGGTTCAATCTCCGGCTTGTTCCTGTAGCGCTCCAGATCAAACTTTTCTTTTCCGAGCACTAAAAAACCGCCATCAATTGAGGCGGCTACCAGTTTCTCTTCTTCAATTTCATCAGCGAATCCCTTTTCCACAGCTTCCTCGGCAGTGAACCATGTCTCCGCATCCATAAGATCAATAATCTCATCTTCTTCCGTACCTGTTTTGTCTGTGTAAGTAACCCTGATGCTCTCATCTATTTTATCCATGCGCTCCGCTATCTCTCGAAAGTCATTCGCATTTCCGGCTGCCCTAGTCCAAGCATTATGGATCATCATCATTGCGTTCTTCGGCATGATGATCTTATCCCCGGCCATAGCGATTACTGATGCGATAGATGCAGCCAGTCCATCAATGTAAACTGTCTTATATGCACTATGGCGCTTGAGCATCGAATGAATACTCTGTCCAGCGAAAACGTCACCTCCTCCGGAGTTGATGAAGATGTTCAGGTTCTCAATCTCGCCTAGATCGTCTAGGTCCTTTTTGAAATCTTTCGGTGTGACCTCGTCACCCCACCATGTACTGGAGGATATATCACCGTATAGCATCAGCTCCCCGGTGTCCCCCTTCTTCTCCATGTTCCAAAACTTCTTATTTCCCGCCATTGGTTGTGCCTCCTTTCTGTGCGCCTTTCGGTAAATTATCTTTCACTGATGTGAGAGGAATCATGTTCCCATTCACTGCGTACACATCGCCACCCTGATCTTTAGGTAACGGATTTAGGTCTTCCAGTTTACGAATGTCATTCGCACTAAACACTCCGTCCTGGCGCATGTTGTGGTAATAGGTTGTCCGTGCAGCAATATCACCACGCAACAGACCATTGACGCTGAACTTAGCATAGTAGCTTTTCTGTTCCTTCTCGATCAGTAGGTCTTTATAAATTGTCTGCTCCAGCCGAACCGCCATCGGTCCGATGGATTCCTGGACGAACTCGATATTCTGCTGCTCAATATTTGAGAACGTTGCCCGGTCCAAATCGAATACCTTATGAGGCGGCACCCCGAAGATCCGGCAAATTTCCGTCACTTCGAACTTTCTAGACTCGATCGCCTGAGATTCTTTCGGGTTACGTCCTAACTGGTGGAGCTTGAAACCATCCTCCAGGAAAGCCCATTTGTGCTGCTTGCTCACACCTACATAGGTCTTGTTCCAAGATTCCTTGAATCGCTGATATGATTTATCTGATACCGCTTTATCATATTCAACGAAGCCTCCTAGGTTGGTACCTGCTTCAAAGAAGTCCTTAGCATAACTATTCAACGCCATTGATAGACCCAGAACATCGCCAGCAATCCGTATTGGGTCTTCAGGATCCGTAGCATCTCCAAACCTAAGCCCCGGTGTGTACATAAACTCACCTTCATGGAGACGTTCACCGTTTATCCCATCCGTGACATCCAAGTATCTCTCCCCACTTAGTTTATTCCGCCTAAGCATCACGCTTCCCGATGGGATATTCCAGAGTGCTCGAATGAATCCGTTTCGGTCGCGCTCTATCTTCGCATAAGCACCAGTTGTCAGCATCAAATTGAAAATATACATATGCCAGAATTCATAGGCTGTTGTTTCTGGATTCGGCATCATGTGCAAAAGCGTGTACAGCTGATGCTGTTTTGCTTTATCTCCGCCTCCATCTTTTCTTTCCTGGTAAAGATGAACCGGAAGGCTGGCCATAGTCTTAGCCACAACATCAACGCAGCGTATCACTGCTGAAACACGAAGAGCGGTCTTGGAACTCACATGATGTCCCCGACCGCCCAGATAATCGACAAACGCAGCGTATCCTGAACCCACGGCTGTCTCGTTCTTCACTTCAAAAACTTTTCCAAATAATTTGAACTTCAAATTCTCATCACCCCCTAAGCCATCCGAATGCCATGATCCTCATAGGCACTCAGTTTATCTTCAAGCTGCATAGCTGCAGCGAATGCATTAATCAATGCTACCGTTAAGTCAATTTTATCCACACTCTTGTTCTTCATTGGCTTTATGTTTTCATTTCCATCAACGGCCACTACCACATTACCAAAACACCACCTGGCCACTGGATGCTTTTCATGACTGAGCTCTCCGCGCCGAAACAAGCGTTCCATAAACTTCATGGCCGGTGACATGCCCGCCATTGTCTGTTCTATTTCAATAGTGTTGACACCTTTCTTTGCAAGTTGCTGTACAAGCATGGTTGAATTCCACTTATCAGTGCAGACATATTTGACTACATACTGCTTCGTATAGCTTTCGACTTGAAGCTGGATGGTCTCATAGTCAGTAACATCGCCATCCGTCGCAATCATATAACCTTCATTCACCCACCTGTCATAGGGTACTTTGTCCCTATGGACGCGTTCTTTCATGTTCTCTACCGGTATGAAAGGCTTGAACAGGCATCGCCAATCTTCAATTCCTTCCTGTGGTGGAAATAGAACCACTAGGCCCGCTATATCGATTGTACTGGCCAAGTCGAGACCTAGATAACAATACTTCCCAACGAGCTCGCTAATCTCCCATTCAGCATTTGTAGTATCCCACAAGGTGAGCGGTAGCCAACCAGTGCGCTTGAGTGCCATCCATTGGTTAAGCCGCAACCATCGGAACAGACGCTCGGACGCTTCACTGTTCCTCGCTGCTAAAGCTTCTTGGCGAACTGTCTCAATCTTGATTGTCTGGCCTAAAGATGGATTGCATTTATACCAATTCTCCTCAGACCAAGGATCCTCATCTTCTGGCAACCCGTAGACTTTGACATACCAGGAAGGATCCACCAGGGTACCCTCCTGAATCTTGAGTGCTTTCTCATGAATCTCCCAGCCAATTGAATATTTATCCGGATCATCTCCAGCTGTAGTAATTACCCACCATATCGGCTCGCGTCTTGCAGCACCAGCACCGAATGTCATAACATCCCATAAATCCCGGTTTGGTTGAGCGTGTAATTCGTCGAAGATAACTACTGTAGGATTTAATCCGTGTTTGCTATATGCTTCGGCAGATAGAACCTTCAAGAAAGTTCCGGTCTGCCGGTTGTATATTTCCTTCTTACTATCCACCACCCGCAGCATTTTCTCCAGCGCATGGTCCTGTTCGATCATCTGCTTGGCCGCTTTGTACACTAGCCCAGCTTGCTCACGCTCTGCAGCGCAACAATAAATCTGACCACCGGCGGGATCACATATTAAGTGATAAAGGCCAATGGCAGCGATCATTGTGGTCTTACCATTCTTCTTGGGTATCTCTAAATAAATATATTTGTACTGCCTGTAGAGATCATCGTTTATCGTACCGTACACATCCCAGATAATTTGGTGCTGCCAATCTTGTAGGATAAAAGGCTGCCCAGTGAAGTCATCTGGAAGGTTGAGCATCTGGATAAACTCAATAGGCTCCAGTGCACGTTGCTTGTCAATCATCCAGCATCATCTGCCCTTCGGCTTCTGAGGAACGCACTCATGCCACTATCATCTTCTTCCTCTTGCGATTTCTTAGGAATTGATCTCAGCTGCGATGCGATGGTCATAACGTTTTCCTTCTCGATGGACAGGATCATTCTCCGTTTTGTCTGCAGGCTATTATCATTACCCTGAATCAATTTATTAAGATCAGACACCTTGTTAATGTAGTCGAGAAAATCTATCTCCGATTTCTTCTCATGTAACTCTCCTAGCAACCCGTGAAGGTATTTATCCTTTTCTTCATACCGATCACACTCCGAAAGGAGCATACAAAAACGGTTCAAAACAGCCTCATTTAGGGCGTCATTTTTGTCAATTTTTTCAAATATCTTCCTCACTCGAAGATAGTATGTATGGGCTTTCTCATCAGCTTTTACCGAGGGCCACTCACGCATCTTAAGCCCAGTAACCAAAAGGCTTTCAGCCTTTTTTCGCATGTTTCTTTCTGCCTTGGTCCGATGCCCTTTGACGAGCCCTATTGGCTTACCTGCTCTGGTCATAATACACCTCAAACTCAAATTTTCTTATTGGGAAAAAATCTCGCACATGGTTGGACACACGGTATCCCGGCGACGATCGCCAGAGATTCGATACCCCCCTTCCACCGATTGCAATTTATTTTTTGTTTCCAAATCCGCCATCCTCTCGCGCAGTCTTGGCATCGTGGCATGACTTACACAATGATTGCCAGTTGCTCGTGTCCCAGAATAGTAGCTGATCACAATTGTGCGGGATGACATGGTCCACCACAGTGGCTGGTACCACTCGACCATGACGCTCACACTCAGCACACAGAGGATGATGTCGAAGGTATGTCGCTCTGGCTTTCTTCCACTTAGAGTTGTAACCACGCGCTGAAGGGCTGCCTCGGTGCTTGTCGTACCGCTCACGCTTCTGACGGTACTGCTCCTCAAGAATTGCCCTATGCTTTGCACAGTATCTTTTTACCGACAGCTCACTGCAGCCAGGATGCGCACATATCTTCAATGCTTTGCTCGGCATAATCTCACCTATTTCATTGCATAAAAAAGAGAGCTTAGAGCTCCCTTTAATAGTACTGAAATTATTCATATTAAAAGCAAATCATTCTGTCTCATTCTTACACTCGTTGCACATCACTCTTCGCTATCTTCTTGTTTCACCATTTTAAAAAAATCCATGAACTCGCTGCCGTATTTAGTTTCTCGATAACTACCGGACATGATAAATTTCATAGGATATCTGAATGAAGCAGTAACACCCGTCATTCTCTTATTCTCTTGATTTTGGATATACTCAACTATATCATTAACTCTATCGTAAAGGCTGTCAATCTTCTTATTGTATTCCGTATCAAGGAGGCCCATGCGCACTAGTTTGTCACTTATGATAATAAACTGTTCATGGCTTAAACCTATATCTTTTTGAAATTCTTCTGAATTAACGTTAAAAAAATCATAGTGATACTTCAATACAGCTATGTCGGCTATTCTCAATTCATTAAGAATATCATAGTTTGTTAGTACCAAATCCTCTTGTATATCCTCATAGCTTGCAAGGGTGATATAACCATTAATGATATATTCTATCTTTTCATCTTGAAGCTCGTTTATCACATACTCGGTTATTATTGGAAAATACTTGTCTCTCATTTCAAAATATCGTTCTTCGCTATATCCTTTTACAGCTTTTTCCAATTCGTAAATGCGTTCATTCATTTTGATAAAGAAAGCATTCATTTTTCTATCCGCTTTTTTTTGCTTCATAGACAGGATGAAATTCCCGACACCCGGCACTACTGCTCCCAAAGTCCCATCTAAAAACAAAGGAATCAAATCCGGCGAAGACTCTACGATAGATGCTAAACCATCTTTAATTGCACCATGTCCAGCTTTTTCATTAATTTTATTAACAACCTTCTTCTTTTCTATCATAATTAACCTCCGATTCATTTAAATTATATCAGACATTAATATTGATATCTATACTTTCCACACTCCACAGAAGACTCGCTCCCACACCCAGGCATCCAACTCCTGCAACCACGGATCATTGATTACCCATTCCGGCAACTCTAGCTCATCGTCTGAATACAACATACTGATCACCTCCAGCGCAAGTATACGTCTGTTTGGTGGTCAGTTGCGGGATTTTGCGATTATTTGTTACGAAGTTAACAAAACAAAAGAGCCCCAAAAAGGCTCTGATGTTACTTATTCTCATGCTTTTCTAGCCACACGCTTATTATCCTTAAATGTCACAACAAGATTTTCTTCTACATCATCCTCAGTTGTTGTCAAAGTTCCCCTTTCAAGAGAAAGTAAGTCTTCAATGTCATCAGCATATAGCGGTTCTCCAAAATTTGCTAATTCCGCTACAATTTGCTTCCCAGTTAAAGTTTCATGTTCATACAAAAGCTCAATCGACTTCCTAAATAGTTGAGGCTTGTTAACTTGCCAGTCATTATCAAATGGCTCACACTTTCTCCAACCTCTATACGAAATCTTCTTCATCAAACTCTGATAAACATTTGAATTAATTCTGCCTAAATGCTTAGCTCTCATTACCATTGCAGCGATGGAAACTTTCCATTTTGCTTTTAAACGTTTGTAGTCCTCAATATCATTCGGATTAATAAGGTCTGAATAAAAGGAATCCCTCGGCATCAAGAATGCAGCCGCAAATTGGTTCGCTTCCTTTTCAACCTTTTTTTGTTCCTCAGTAGATAGTTCCTTAATATTTGCTAAAGCACGATGCAAAACTATGTGTCCTAACTCATGAGCTGCATCAAAATTCCTTCGTACTAATGTGTCCTTATCTGTGCCTAAAACAATGCAATACTGGACTACACCTTTTGTATTGTGAATTTGAGTAAATGCATCAATTTTGTCTGTGCCGGTTTTCAATGAAGATACAATAATTCCGTTATTTTCAAGTAATCCTACCATGTTAGTAATAGGTCCAAGACCCAAACCCCAAGATGCCCTTAGGACAGCTGCCTGTTCTTCAGGATCATGAATATTGTCTGGATCAGATACAGGCAGTTTCAACTCTGGAAAGTTCAAATACTCATTTAAAAAATTATACAAAGTAACAATCGTACTCGTTTTCACCTCTTGTGTGCTCAAGTCCAATGACTTAGCACTTCTCATAGATCTGAAAAATGTATTCTCCACCTTGGGAGCATTATCACTACTCTGTTCAAAAAAAGATTTGGGAAATCGCAGTGTTGTAATAATCTGAAACAGTACACTAGGTTTAGGTGTAATCGCATTTCTTTCGTATTGTGACACAGCTTGTTTGCTCACGTCTATCTTTTCAGCTAATTCACTTATTGTCAGGCCTCTAAATATTCTTGCCTTCTTAAGCATATCGCCGTTAAAAACCATATTCTCAACTCCTATAATCCTCTATTATTGTTGACTGGATTTATCTTGTTTTCTTTTCTCTGTAACGACTGGTGCATCCTTATTGTACTTAGGTTTGATGCTGACATAGATATCATCAATATCTCCCAGAACAGTATGCTGAGGAACGTCAATGTAATCAACTTCAATGTACTCACTCCAGTCCTCAGTATCTATCACATCTAAATGTTCATTGGTCAAAACAGCTTCAATACCCATTAACATGAAATCTTTCATATCAATGCAAACCGTTATATACTTATCTGGTACATCCCCATCAAGGAGTTGGACCACTTCTCCACGAATCCCATTCATTTTACCCAGGCATTCCTCATTAAACATGTCACCCAGGGAAATTTGCATTGGTTTGAATCCACAATCCCCGTTAAATCCGAACAATGCATACATGTAATAGCTTCTATCACACTCTATTTTATTCAGATTATTCTCAAAGCTTTTTTTGCTTACAAACGTGATAAGCGTCCGAGTTGCCGTATGATATAGTAAAGCAACCTTGTAGGATCCTCTAGGCAATAATGTGATTCGATAATCATTATTATCACGAAAAGCCTCGATGATTGCATTTGCCATATCATCCATTTTCTTGAAATTCCTAGCGTTCCGCACCACCATAGGAGTGTCGTAATACTCCCTTGATTCATCTAGTCCTTCAACTATAGCTTGTACATATTGCTTCTTAAAAGCAGTTTCGACATCAATTGTCAATGTATTATCCTCCTAAAATTGTAATTCACTAATTGCATTTTAGGATATATCTGTTGAAAAGTCAAGCTCTAGCCTCGATTTTTCTGATTTCGTCTATCTAATTTACCTTTTCTTGTTAAAATTCAATGGAAAGCTAGCTTGTCCGCCCACTACCCATGCTCTCATTTAATCCTTTCACACTGACAATATAACACGAAAAAACGGACATAAGCGGACAAATTCTATCAATCGTTTTTATACCGAAGCTCGATAGCATGGAGTGCCTCATGCACTATTCTGCGGCAATGCCTTTCATGGTAGCCAAGTTGAGACGATATCATCCACCACTTGTACTTTTTAAAGTACCGCAATTCTACCACTTTGCGTTCCACTGTAGGCAAAGCCCCCATAATTTCTTCAACTAATGCATGCTGTTCAAACAATCCTTTCTGCCGTTTCTCAATACGATCTATTTCGTTGCAATACTCGTCCAAGATTCGTTGTGCTTTCTTGTACGTTGGGTCATTCTTTCTTGATCGGTTACCTGGCATTCCAGATGTAACAGTTGATTTCAACCCACGTTCTCCGCTTGTCACATCCGTCAGGCGCTGAATCTCTTCACCACAGTTTCTAATTTCTTCAGTTACGTAAGTATGCTTATTCAACAGCTCTACGATTTCAGCTTTCGTCATGTGGTCACCTGCCAGTCCCTCAGGAGCTTTCAGTTCATCAATCCTCTGGTGGTCTTTATCACAATAGTGAAGTTGCCCGTCTTCCCACGCTGGGGTACTCATGCTATACTCCCAAATGTGCGCCTCTTGATTTTGACCAGGCTGTCCCGCCCCTGTACCACACTGAGAACATATCCTTCATCCAGTGACAGGAATTTTGCTGCCTTCTTCACCGCCAAGCGCTTCTGACGTACTTCCAGGGCCGTCATCCTCACCTCATGATTGTAGTCTAGGATAGTGTTGTATCGCTCCCAAATGACATCCTCTAGCTGCTTTTCCCGTTCTTTACAGGTATTCTTATCTCGATTCATTTTTCTCCCTCCCTCAGGCACTTTTCAATCATCATCGTGTTTGATTTGTTACAACATACCTCACTTGCTCAGCCATGAGATTAGCTGCAATTCTGTGAATGCCTGCGCTGTCTTCATATCTTTTGAACTCCAGGCGTCCATCAAGAGTAACAATTGCTCCCCTCGTCAGATACTTCGCATCCCTTTCGGCCTGTTTACCAAATGAGATTATTCGGAATATATCTGATTTTGGCTCATTCGGCTTCGGATATGTCCTGTCCACTTCCAAGGTATACACTGCCAATGGTTTTCCTTCTGGTCCGTGTCTCAGATTCGGATCCGAGTCCAAACGCCCAGTCAAGGTGATTTTGTTATACATCCACGGCCTCCTCTCTTCTTCATGATTAGTTCGTCGATCACTGGCCCGTATCGTTCCCGGCTCCAGTCTTCAAGGCGTTCCCTGGTTTTACGGCTGCGATGGGCTAGCTTATGGCATTCATCACAGAGGCAGAGCATGTTGTATAATTCGTTTACACGCTTACCGCCCATTCCTGCCGGGACGATGTGGTGGACCTCCACTGCCCGCTTGCCGCACAACTGACAGGTGTCCTCGTCACGTTCACTTGCCAGCTTATTCGCCTTGGTTAGGTTCATCCTGACCGCCCTCTTTAGCTTTGCGCTCCTTATATGCTCGAAGTGCATCAATTATTTTCCACAGCCTCCTGTTAATCCTTGGCATGACCGCCATGATGACTGCATCTCGAAACGCTGCCAAAGCCTCGCCTGGGTCTTTTCTTTTTGGCATCTCTGATCCTCTCTTTCTCTTTTCTTTTCACGTCCCTCAGGAGCTCTTTGATTTCACTATGCATCGGCTCTTTCGTCTTCCAGCGGTAGCCCCTCAGGACATTCTCTAAGTACTTCACCTGGCGTGCCGTCAGCTTGATGTCATATTTCTTGTTCATCTTATCTGGCTCGCTTTCATGTGATATACTTAATCAAATTGCTTGTGTCTCTGTGCGGGTCCGATCCCCGCGCTCCCCTCCTCATTCATTCCTGTGCTTGATTTTGTCTTGGCGGCTTCAGCTACAGGATTAATTCAAGCACTTGCAACTGATGTTTATCGTTATATAAAGGAGTGTGTTTCTATGAGCGATATTATTAAAGTCATCCTACTTGGCACAACGGGGAGCTCCTTGGAGGACAGGGTTAATAACCAGTAGGATGGCACCAACTACTATGAGCCTTTTGAGGCTCTTTTTTTATTCCATCCTCATATGCCAATAATCCGAGCTGGTCTTTTGCCATCTGCATATAGTCTGGTTTGGTCGTTACCTCTTACTGTTTCACGCTCTCACCTTCTCCCACTCGCAGATATCAGCTCCTACACTTACGCATTTCATCCGGATGTCGAATACTCCACGCCTGATCTGTATCACTACTCCCGGTTCCAGGTCAGCCCTCGCCAGTTTCTTAAAGAAGTCCGCGTCCCTTTCCTTAGTCAGGATGTACATTACCGGCGCTCCAGATATCCCCTGGTGCAGTACGTGCTGTAGCTGAAGGTGGTTCTGGATCGTTGTCTGGCTACTCACTCCGACTCACCTCCCTCAGCTCGCTTCATCAAACATGGGTAGCAGCTTCCTTGCCTTTTCTGCATCGTCCCTCAGGGTCTTACCTCGATGATCCAGTTCCTCAATGTAGTGCTCCCACTCTTTTCTGTTTCTTGCTATCCAGTATCCGTAGTTATATGTGCTACTGCTTGAGCATATCGGGTACCCTTCATCCCTCAGCTGCCTGATAGCAATTCTCACTTCCCGGTCCGGAGCGCCAGTTCTTCTGATCATCTCACTTCGGCTGATTCTTCTGTCTTTTGATAGCAGCTGCAGCACTTTCTTTTTGATTTCTTAATTCATCCTTTTCACCTCTTCCGTTCTTACCACCTAGCAGAGGCTTCTTCGGTTTGTTCCCTTTCACCCCTAGGGCCCTGAGGGACGGGCTGGCATATTTCAGGTCCGGATTCAGGATTGCCGCCAGTAACGCATGCCAATTCTCTTTCATTCGTCCTTCTCCCCAAACAGCCGGTAGTTCTCGTTCTCATCATCAAACTCGATGGTGTTGTCCCCAGCCTGGCCGATTAACCTACCGCCGATAGCTTCATCGATGAATAGCAGCTTATCTAGGGTGAGCTCTGTTGTCACGATAGTCGGCTTACGGTTGTTATACCGATAGTTGATAATCGAGTAGACCATGCGCTTATGGAAGTCCCTCAGGTACAGCTTCCCATCCCATTCCCTGTACCCGACCTTAAACAGGTCATCAATGATTAGTAGCTCCGCATTCTCAATACGACCTATCGCCATGTGCTCTTCATAGCTGCCTGGCTTTAATACTTCCAGCTGCTGGATCATCTGCGGATAGTCGATGAACATGATCTTTACACCACGCGCCTCAAGCTCAGTGGCTGTTGCCACCGCCAGGTGGGTCTTGCCGGTCCCTGAGTGTCCACAGATGACCAGATTCTCATCCTTGAATGTGTCGATGTATTTCTTTGCCTGCATCATGGCCAGCTTCTGGTCTTCAGAATCTGCTTTGAAATTCTTCAGTGTCTTGTTCCGGAACAGATCCACGACACCATTCTTCTCTTTGGCCTGGGTTGCAATCTGGTTGTAGTAGCATTCGCAGAATGTGACCACGTCGTAGCCGTTTTCATCCTTCTCGATGGTAGCTTCCAGATCCCTGCACTTCGGGCACTTGTAACGTCGTTCTTCAGGTCCTCCCTTATCGATGATGCTCTGTTTGATCTCTTTCATCTTCTCCATGAGGTAACTATCAATCGCTCTTGCCTGGTTCATCCGCTCCACCTCTCGATTTCTTCAGCTTGGCTCTGTACCGTTCAGCCTGACGTTCCGCCCTAGCCTTGTCCGGATCCACCGGTGACACTTGACCGGATTTGTCAGCAACGGGACCCTTGTAGAACTCGTCCAGGAATTCCACATGCCGGGTGGTCCAGAATGTACTCTCATTCAGGATTCCGCGCCAAGGGTTCAACCGACAGTCTTCTGCGTAGCGATCAATGCAGCTGCGGATCTGCTCCTCGCCGTACAGCTCAATCAGCTTTGGCAGCTTCTTATCCCGTACCTTTTTGACTTTTCTCCCTGGGTAATTCTTTACGATATCCTGGAGAAGAAAATCACTATTCTTTTCCTTTCTTACCTTCTTATCTTTCTTACCTTCTTCTCTAGTTGTCAGGTCTTTGTCACCTCTTTGTCGGGTCTTTGTCACTATCTTTGTCGGCTGTTCATCCTGTGACTGGTAAGAAGCCCAGTTTACAATGGTTATAAGCCTTCCTGTCTTTGTCGATTCGTTTGTCAAAAAATCGAAGTTTTCAAATCGTTTTAATGCCGTTCTTATATTGCGTATGCTCACGCCTGAGCCGGCATTCTTCGCTATATTATCTAAGCTGGTGACAAATTGCCCCGGCTTGGCGATGAATTTTTGGCCCTTCCATTCCCATTGTTTTTCATTAAAATTGGCCATTAAGAGTAGCGTGATGAGTATCACTTTTTGCTCGACTGTGGAACTCTCCCATATAGGTTTGGCGGCAAGTTCCCTGTGTATTTTGATGTACCCAACAGGATTGATCATTCCACCACCGCCCTTCGGTCCTCAGGCGCACGGGGAATGTTTTTTGTACTATGTATAGTATTACTGATTCTTTTCATGTATAATTACCTCGGAGTTTCGGGGGGGGGGGATTCTTGCAGTAGTTTTATTCTCTTCGTTTTTTTACTTAAAGCGAAAATTATATACCAGTGCTGCAATTTGCCCGTACAAGTGCAAAATCTTGTGAAAGGAGGAATTGATATGCCTAAAACTGGAGAACAACCTGGTATCGGTATTTACAAGTGCACAAAGTGTGATGCCCCTAAAAATCTTGATGATGCTACCGATACATTGCCACCCTGCTCTGTATGTAACAACACAGAGTTCACTAAAATTGCTTAGTGCTTCTTGATGAAATCGATTATTGAGCTATCGGAATATCCAAAGGCCTTACCGCATACCCAGTGCTCAAAAAGACTTTGTGGTTTTTCTGGTAGTTCTTTAATTATTTCAATCATGATATCGTCTTTGAACATGTAGACCACTTTCCAATCCAGGCCATTCTGCTCAACATGTGATAGAAGGGTTTCTGATGCTACTAGTGATATAACCGCATCGACATAGCGTTTCTGGCAATTAATACATGCTACTGGTTTTATACCTGTTCTTACTAACTCACAATAAGTAAGTGACTCATGCAACAAGTTCTGACTGATTCTAAACCCATTAAATTCAGCATCCATATCTTCAGATATATATTGCCCCCTATATCCAGTTCCCCGGATGGATTACATCATCTACATCCAGCGACACTCCGGCCTGGTCCCTCAAGTGGTACCCTTTACGATAGAGAGCCCGGATATAGTCCTCAGTGGACTGATCCTGTTCCAATCCTTTAGCCCGCCCCCTACATAGCCACACCTCATACTTACCCGTGTAGTACATGATTTTCGCCATACAAAGTTTCCTCCTCAATATTATCCGCGCGTACCTTCTTGATTGCCTTCTTGGTTTTACGCACTTCCTTTTCCACTTGCTCACTACAGAGTTGCCAAAAAGACAGACTCTCCAAATAACTTTCCTGCAAATCTATAGGTCCATCAGTAATTGTGTCTTCTGCAATCTCCTTTTTCATTTTGAGATCGCCATAAGTTTCCCGGCCCACAAACGGTGCGCCACCCACGCCCTCAATCTTCAAGCATGCCATGTACCCGATACAGCAGCCTAGGGCTATTGCCAATAGCATTGTCGTTGTTTCAGTCATATCTCCACCTCCCTTTACTAATTAAATAATTTGTAATATATTGTTTCTATACGCACCATGAAAGGAGTACCCTTATGCTGGATAAGAAATCAAAACTAGTTTTGGTAGCACTACAAGACATACCTAAAGAATGGGCAACTATGGAAGAGCTAAGTAGAGCGATACCAAAAGACAGCTATGAAAGCCTGTTCTCTTCAGACAAGAAAAGTCTAGGGAAAACCGTTCGTCACTTGGATGCCTCCGGCCTTGCAGAGTGTAAAATATATGCTCAAGATATCTTGCGTGTGAATTTGACATACGTTGGTGAAAACTACACTGAATTTAAATGGTACCAACGCAGAGATTTTTAATTGAGAGCATTGCCGTCCCCATTGGTATTTCTTTTGTAGTAGCCCTTTTGACAACTATTATCATTTCATAAATGCCAAGACTATATATGTTGTAGTTATCGCTGTAGTCACACTAACGATGATAGCCAAAACCAAGCGATACCAATGACAAGCTTCATCAAAAATCCCATCACATTTAAAGTGCGTTCCACATTGAGAACATTTCAACTGGCCAATTACAACTTCCGCGCCGCAGTTCGGGCACTTAAGCTGTCTGTGTTCTTTTTTTATATCACCATTCACTATCATCACCCCCTCTTCTCCCTCAGGTGCTTCTTATATGACTCACTCTCCGCATCACTGGTCAGCACTTCGGCTGACTTCCTTTTCATGTACCAATCAATGGCCTCTGTTGAATACAATCTCTTCCGGCCTATCTGCACATTTGGAATATGCTCCCACAGGCGCTGATAGTAGTATGCATTCTTGGTTACGCCCAGGTAGACAATTAAGGCATCCCTATCTATATATGTGCAATTTTCCACTATAAATCACCTCTTTGTTTTAAATTTCCATCATTCGTGGGCATAAAAAGTAGCCCCGAAGTCAAGTTCCATGACGTCTACTATCCGCAACATCTCTAAATATGTGAATGTTTCTGGCCTACGGTTCAGCTTTTCATAAAGCGTTCTTTTGGACATCCCAATTTCCCTCGCCAATCCTTCTAGATTGATATCCTTGTCAATCAATGCCTTACTGATAGCTTTCCGATCCAGCCTTACAATAGCGCTGCTCATATCACTCCGCCCCCTTTCGCGTGTAAATATATAACACTGTGTACATTCTAGTTGGATTTTTCCATCATGTCAACATATATTTGCGACATCTATCCGTTATGTGTTGTAATTCTGCACATCATTGTTATAATTAAGCTCATAGGGAGGTGACACTATGAACGACTACACCATGATATTCAAAAGATCAGGATCCAGAGTTAAGTCATTACGTGAGAGTATTGGGATGACCCAAAAGGAACTTGCTGAGAAGGTTGGAGTGGACAGAACAACAATAACTAGATACGAAGAAGGGCAGATTTCTTCAGCAAAAGCATCAACGCTTGCATCTCTCGCTAATGCTTTAGGTGTTAATTTACTGACATTATTAGGGCATGATATAGATGAACATGACGAATTGACCGATTTTGTTTCGGGAAATAAGTGGAGCTCTGGAGAAACTGCACAATTAATTAACTTTGGAAAATTTTTGATAAGCCAGAGAGGAGATGAGTAACCATGACTCTTGAAAAGAGAAGTGGTAACCATTGGCGATTTCGTGTAAAGCACAAGGGTGAGCTGCACATGAAATCTTTTGAGGGGAATAAGCGTGATGCCAAGAAAGCGCACGATGAATTTGTCGTCTTGGTCCGCCAGGGGCTTGCTACAGGTAATAATCTGACTTTAAAGATCTTCACTGAAATCTATCGCGAAAGCAGATATCCGGACATGGCTCCTATGACCAAACTTGACTATGATAGGCAGATCAACAACCGCATCATCCCCAACCTGGGTAAATATAAACTGGATGAAATTGGAGTGATGCAACTGAAGCGCTTCTACAGAAAGCTCAAAGCGGAGGATACGGGTGATAGGACCGTCAAAAAATGTCATCAGACCCTATCATCGATGTTCACAGAAGCCATGCGCCTAGGGTATGCAGCTTCTAATCCATGCATGCGCGTGGAAACCCCGAAGTATAAACGTGAGTTGGGGGACAACTTCCTAAGAAGTGAAGAGGTACCAATATTTCTTGAAGCATTGGAGACTGAACCTCTCAGCAATTCAATCATCGCTTATCTGGCATTCTTTACTGGTGCAAGACTTGGCGAACTCTGCGCCCTCAGATGGGATGACGTAGATCTGGATAACAAGACAATCTACATAAATAAGAGCCGACAGCGCGTGCCTGGCTTGGGCGTGATTGAGAAGGAAACCAAGACCGAAGGTTCTAACCGCACCGTACCCTTCCCGGAAGCCCTGGAGAGCAAACTGCGCCTCCTGAAGGCAGATCAGAGTAAAGCGGCGCTCCTTTTAGGCAAGGATTATATCCGCAGCGGTTATGTTGTCACCTATACAGATGGCAGACCGACTGCCCATGACAATCGCTCGGGTTGGTTCCGGAAGTTCATTGAACGGCATGGGCTACGTAAAATCACCTTCCACGGCCTCCGGCATACCTACGCTACATTGCTGATCCATAGCAAATCCATGCCGGAATTCGCAATCAGTAAGACACTAGGCCACTCGGACACATCAATGCTAACCAAGACATACGCTCATCAGCTGGCCGAAAGCGGCAGAAAGGGTGCTGATTTCTTAGATGAATTAGTGGCTAAAGCAAAGTAAACTTTCAAAAAGTGTACCAAAATTGTACCAAAACGAAAAACAGCCCTTGTTTGCAGGGCTGTTTTTTGCACAAAAAAAGCTTAAAACCCTTGATACTAAAGGCTTTAAGCATGGTACGCCAGAAAGGATTCGAACCTTCGGCCTACGGATTAGAAGTCCGTTGCTCTATCCAACTGAGCTACTGGCGCATGATTACAAAAAAATGGAGCGGGTGATGGGAATCGAACCCACGTGTCCAGCTTGGAAGGCTGGCGCCCTACCATTGTGCTACACCCGCACGTCATTAATTCATAACTGCAAGACTTATTATATAGACTC